ATTCAGCAACTAATTTCTTAACAGGTTCCGCTTGTGCGGCAGTAAATCCCATGTGCTGGAAATCATCTTCGTATGCGGTATCTACTCCAGTAAGCTTACCAGCGTTCTTACTGGCATAAAAGACTTCTTTTCCTCTTTTCTCCCCATATTGGGATTTCATAGAGGCCATTATTTTCTCGCCCTTCTCGGTCAACGGCATTTGACTACTCCGAGAAAAGCGGGGTCGTGGACCGGGCCAAGGAACACGACCACCTCAGCTACACAACGACAGATCCTCGCTGTGTCGCGTTACTTCCTTGATGGCGCAGGAGATGGTGTCGGTGCTGGAACGTTCGGTATACCAACCAAGACCCAACCAGTGTCCTCTGTCCAACCCACATGCCAATCGATCAACCGCTCGCGATCTGGCGGAGTTTCCGGTGGGACCACGATCGGATGTGCCGGGGCACCCGGCTTTGGCCAAATCTCCGGTGGGATCGGAATGACAATCGGATGCGTCGGAACACCCGGCTTCGGCCAAATGCTAGGCGGAACCGGAGGCAGCACAATCGGATGCTCCGGGTGACCTGGATCAATGGCAATCGGTGGGCCACCATCCGGCGGCTCGGGCCAAATGATCGGTGGCATTGGATGGCTAACCGAAGGCGGCCGACCACCGGGCGCAATCGGATGGGCTGGATATCCAGGCCCTGGCCACACACCCGGAGGTGGACCACCCGGCGCGATAGGATGCGCGGGATAACCGGGTCCGGGCCAGATCACAACAGGAGGCCCACCCGGCTCAGTCGGGGGTATCACAATCGGATGTGCAGGATAACCGGGTCCGGGCCAGATTCCAACATCCGGCGGCCAAACTCCAGGAGGAGGACCACCGGGCGCAATCGGATGGGTTGGTTCACCTCCAGTTTGGACCGGGACGATGTAGGCAAGAAAACCGTTCATTCGAGACTCCTATTTGTGAAAGATTTCGGTTGCTTTCGCCCCATACTCTAGTAATTCAGTCCTTTAGGGCACTTAAACTGTACCACGTTAGGTTTAGTGAAGGCAACTTCCTCACCTTTTTCTATTCTTTCTCTGTTTTAAGTAGTTTTGAGTGATTTCTTCCCAACTTTCTTCTTGTTCTTCAACATTTGATAACTTTTTTGCCAAAGAAACTAGATCTCGTTCAGAAACCTTGTATCTTAATCGTAAATACCTCAAAGATTTCGCTATTTCACTGTTGAGAGGCATTCTTCAAATGTTCTAATAGTCGGACCACGCCTTTTTCACCAGAATCAGCACGAGACATCTTCACTTTTGGAATTTCAGGGCGAGGATCATCTGCCTCCTGACCCATTTGTTCCTGTTGTTCCTTAGTTTTTTGGTCTTTTTTGAGTTGTTTTAACAGAGCCTTATAATCTAAGTTCAATGGGCTAGAATACAGGAGCTTATTGTTCGTAATAGCATCAGCAATCCACTGAATCAACCGTGCCTTGTTCTCTGGATCGAAGCTAAACTCCAAAATCTGGTAGATACTGATCGCAGCCTTCATCTTAGTATCATCAACCTTGACTTGGTCAGAATCAGGTTCACGTAAATACGATGGCCAAAGGGCTTGATAACTATTCATCCAATCATAAAACGCTTCTTTATATCCAGTATTCGCATATAATTCAGGAAATTTCCTCTTCAACATCTTAAAAAAGTCTTCATTCCAAGCTCGATGCATCACAACACGATCTAAAAACCGATAAACTGGATCCATGGTCTCTCGAAGTCGGTCCATATATCGTGCTACCGCCTTCGCGTCTTCTGAACCTTCTCCAAACCCCTCGGCAAATGACTCTTGGGTAAGCAATTTCACCGGCATATCAACTGCATTCGCAATATTTTCAAGAATATTTCGCCTTGCAAGCACATGAGGACCTTCCAAATTCTGCATATTCAAAGATTCGATGTCCTCGTCAGGGCTAATATTGATCACATTCCCTGTTTCTGCTTCTTTCACGATAGCACGCTTGAATGCCATCGCCCAAGCCATGATGTTATCGACGAAATTGCCGGGTTGTTTCGTCTTCGCTACGAGGACACCGACCTTTGTTTCAACTAAGTCATCAGCAATCAAACTCTTAATGTAAGATTTTAGAGGATAAAATGCCCGCTGATATGCACTGCGACCGACGAATCCAAATGCTGACGTTGTGTAACCGAGATATATCGGTTTCTCATTTGTTACGGTCACAGTTCGAGAAGGATGGTACGCCAGACCACTAACAGCGACTTGAGTATGTTTCAAAAAATCCATTGCGTTAGGATTTTGATTAAGAACTAGACTGCCCGCCGTGTTGAGAGGATCAAGAATGTTGAAGCTAATGTTAAGCTCAGGCAAATCCCAATAATTGATCGGTGCATTGCTCTTTACTCCGTCGACAAGTAACGCGATAGAAGCGATACCGTATATACGACTAAGAGTAAGTAGGTTATGAACAAGAAAGTCCCCACCAAGACTTTTCCATTCTTCATTAAAAACATCAACGCAATGTTCACCTGGGCTATCCGGAACTTTGATGTTCCGCTTCTGAGACATTGCAAGGCTGACTGGTCCTTCAGTTATCCGTGCGCCCAAAGGATGATAGAGGTATATTTCCTTACAAGTCTGGTAACTCACTACATCCCCTGGAACAATGTCCGGGGCTACCAACAATTCCTGGAGAGCATTACCAGGAATAGTATCAATTCGGCCAGAAGGAATTGCGGTCATTTATGCATTCACAGTGACAGAAATTCCAGATGGGCAGCTCGCGACATAAAGACCATTTGCAAATGCTTGCGAACCAGAAAACAACGTTCTAGGAAAAGTTGGAGCGGTTGTTCCTGGAGTTAGAGCAACTCCTGGTCTTGGCTCAAACAAAAAGGACAATGCAGATATGGTGGCTGCAAACAGAGAACGACCCCCAGGTCCATCTGTAATACGAACCTGAGTATGTTCATCGGTAACCGTCGGAACCGCAGCAACGGTGATAGAAGTTATCGCACCGGCCGCTGCTACCAGAGAAGTTCCGACTTTGGTGTTGTCAACAACGTAAGCGACCATTATTCTTCCTGTGCAGGCTCTGTAAACGTAAAATCTACTGGATCTGATATTAGATTACCAGTACGAACAGTCACTGGCACAACCGCTGGAGCAAATAGTGATGGCTTCACTCCCGTTGTTACTTCAGTATCAGAAACAAGTGTCGTAGGTTCATCCTCTATACCAAAATGAATAACTGATCCTGGAACGAAATTAGTGCCAGTGCAAGTAAGAACAAAATCAGGATCACCAGAAACAGCAGTGTCAGGTGAAAGTGAAGTTAAGGTTGGAGGATCAGCAAGTTCTAATTCAACTTCACAGCCAGCAGGAATATCTTTCACTACAAGACTCTCAAAACTGGCAGCACCAGAAAAGAGATTGCTGTCTACACTAACTGGAGTTGAAGAAATGTGCATATTGAATGCAACCCGATCCCCATCAGCAAATGCAAGATAATCAGGTTCATACCCAAGTGGTGCCTTTTTCAATACGACATTCACAATAGCCTTATTCGTCGCAACTTCTTGTCCACGATCAACGTCAGTAACAGTAAGAGTTTCAGTCATTAGTATCCCTCCCAATTACCCAACGCGATCGCTACCCCATAAGTAAAAGCGTCGAGAAGATCATCAGCGCGGTCCTCAATATCACCCACACGAAAACCAAGAACTTGCCCTAAAAGATGATTCTTGGCAACTTGCTTATAAGTGATGATTCTATCAAAAGCAGTTTCTAAAATCTTAACCTTCTTTTGGAAAACATAACCGGATGCATTGATGGCTCGTTCTGCTTTACCGAGTTGCGTCAACTTCTGCGGCAACTCATTCACAAGCAAATTACGACGACGGGCCTGTTGCAGAAGAATTGAACCAGAAGCTTTATCTTCGATGAAACAACCGCGAGATCCTAACCGTGCTCCACACTTTTCTGCATATTCATCTAAATTACGATATGCCACCGGAAGCCACATTTCCAGCATAGAACCCTCTAGCTGGAAATACTCGTAATCTACAACCTTGAGCCACTTCTGATCCCCTAAAGATTCATAAGCCCAATAGATAATTCCAGTACCATCATTCTCTTTACCAGTTTTAAC